GGTGCTTGCTAAGGTTGGTGATCCATCTTTGCCTTATGATTCAGAGGATATGCTTAAAGAATATAACGAATTGTTTGAAGAACAGTTTGTAGCTCAACAGGGCATTGCAAAATTAATTAGACTTTATTCTAGGGTATTACCTCAGAAGCAACTTCAAGCTATTATAAGAAGTAAACCAATTCGAGGTAGTTTATCATTAAAACAAATCTCAAACATAAATAAAGATAAGTTTATGCCTGAAGAATTGTCCCAAGATTTTATTAAAAAATTAAGACTTGCTTATGCTGATGGGCATTACTTTGGAAGCGAGTTTCAACGTCCCTTTCAAGATGTCGTTAAAGATTTAAGAAGCCTTCATAATATGTGGAAGTATGCTGATTTAAACAAAGAAGAACTTACGGAGTAAAGTAATATGATGGAGGATGCAACAATGCTGTGGAATGGTCTGCTAACCATCGCTGTGGGTAGCTTTATGTGGTGGATGAGGGGAACTTCCTCACATATAGATCAGCTACGAAAGATTATATCTCAGACCAGAGAAGAAATTCCAAAGACCTATGCCACCAAGCTGGAAGTAGAAAGAGACATTGAGAAAATCATGGATAGATTTGACAGGCTTGATACTAAAGTAGATAACATACTAGAAAGGATAACCCGTGTCTGATTGGGAACACTTTACCAGAGATGAGATGAAATGTAGGGGCACCGATGAATGCCGCATGGATGAGAAGTTTATGGAAAGACTTGAAAGACTAAGATCAGACTATGGAAGACCAATGATAGTGTCTTCAGGGTACAGGGATATATCATATAATACTACAATAGGCGGCTCTCCTAACTCAGCACATACACAGGGTAAGGCAGTTGATATTCTTGTGGCCGGTCATGATGCATTCAGAGTACTACGTCTTGCCATCATACATGGGTTCACAGGAATAGGTGTATCACAGAGGGGTATGTACGAACGTCGTTTCCTGCACTTGGATACGGCAGAAGATACAGACAAGAGTCCCCGCCCATGGATATGGAGTTATAAATGATGGACCCTAAATTTATTATAACACTTGCTGTTGGTCTGTTCATTCAGGCCGCCGGGGCTGTATGGTGGCTGGCAGGGCTAAGTGCATCTATGCAACACAATGACTTTCAGATTCAGATGATAGCCAAAGATGTTAGTAAGAACTCAAACTTTGTTGAGCTTTGGCCCGCAGGTAAGTGGGGATCAGGTAGTCTTCCAAGTGATGTAAGACAAGATCTGAAGATAGGTCAACTGGAGATGCAGGTTGAAAAACTGAATGGTAAAATATATAACGGGTATAAAAAGTAAATTTAGATGTCTCTACAAGAGGACATAGAGAAAGTTCTTACAGAACATGTAGCTCCATCTCTGGCTATGCATGGTGGTGCAATTGAACTGCTGGATTACAACGAAGACACAGGTAATGTCCATGTTAAACTTACAGGATCATGTGCAGGCTGCTCAGCAAGTACAATAACTCTGAAGATAGGGGTGGAAAACATGCTATTCCACTTCTTTCCAGAGGTTGTCAAGAGTATTACCCATGAAGAGGGTGAAATAATCTCTCCATACTACTAAATCTATTTAAACGAGCTAGAAGGTAGGCCACAGGCGTATCAGTACCTCTGGGCTATGGACATAGCTAAGGGGCCAAGGAAGGGCACTAACCGCTCTTCTCTGGCCCCCTTTTTTACAGAATTAAATAGAAATTTGTTGTGATTCTAGTTTTCCATCAACTAACATCCAATCATTAGTCTTTTTATTAAGAGTTAATATTTTTACTCCTAACTTTACTTGAAGTTGGTTTAATTTTGGAAGGTTTACACGTGTTCCGTTTGTATTTAGAAAAGTAGTTTTAACGTCTATTTTTAATATTTCATTTGTTTCTTTATTTAAAGCTATTATATCAATAGGACCAGTACAACAATCATTGCGAAAGACTTCGTATCCTTGCTCAAGGAGCCAACATACAGCTTTAAGCTCTAATAAATCTCCAACTTTTGATGTTGGAAGTTCTATAGATTTATTCATTCTGATAATAAATTAAGAAGTTCTTCCTGAATTTCCCCGACTCTTTTCTGTAAGACATTTACCGTAGTATGAATATGACCCGTATCAGTATCTTCGATACGGTTTTTTTGTATGCTTATTTCTTCGATTAAGAAATTCATATACTCTATTTTTTTAGCTGCTTTCTGTTTGTTCATCATCTTCCTCTTCTACTGGAGGTTCTTCTTCAAAAAATTCTTTGAATAAAGAACTTCTCCCTAAAATTTTAAAGAATTGTTCTTCGCCCAAGATATCTATATTTTTTGCTATCTCAGTTTCTAAACTTTCTTGATCAATCTTTAAAGCATCATCAGATGGAGCGCCCCTGATACGAGATAAAAGTTCTAAAGCTTTAATGGCACTGTTAGTATGTCCATTAGCTTTGGCATAGGTATACTGACTTTCTATTTCCTCAATAACATTTATATTAGTTTCTAATTCGTTAGCAAGATCTTCAATACGTTCAAGAATTTCATTGTTTTGTAGTAATCTATAACCTTGATTAGCTGCTGACTTATCTGAGTATCCCGCAGCCTTAGCAGCTTCGGTTGCATTACGATGTAAGACGTAAGCTTGTGAGAAGTTTTCTTGTTTTTCATTTAACATTATATAATCTCTACTTCATGTTGTTACGAGCAACGCCCTTCCACTTCTCTGCGGTACGCATACCTCCCAAACCCAGCAGAGAAAGAAGAAGGGTCATAAGAGCTTGAGTATCCAAGGATGGTAAACCGATAACAGGATACCAGATAGCAAGTCCCCAACTAAAGATAGGGGCAAAGATAAACTGCCAACCCAAAGCAAAACAACATACCCACATGATGGCGGGCCTAGCTCCACTGACAAAGATAGAAGGATGCTTTGCCTGTTCTATATTAGCCTGTGCCTGTGCCAGATCAAGAGCTATTAGTTGTGTGCTTAGTTCTGCCTCAAGCTTAGCCTTCAGATCTTTGTCGCCAACAAACTTATCAAGTACTTTACCGGCTACACCAATCACTGTTTCTGCAATACCTAACATTACTTTTCCTCCTGTTTAAGACTTGTTATTCGGGGATAGCTATCAATACGATAGCCCTCAGTCAAGAACTGTCTGTCGCCATTCTCATCTTCACCAACAGTGTCTGCAAAGAGATATATCTTTAGATGTTTAAATTCCCTGCTCTTTTCAGCAAGAAACTGCAACCATTCGTCAGGGCTGAATACGGATATATGTGCATTCCTCCCATCTTTCAGGGTCTTCAGTGCTTCAAAGCAGGCTACATTAAGAAAGACAATCTTTTTTGCATATGAGAATATTTCACTTACTACCCAGTCAAGATCGTCTTCAGTAATGTGTTCAAGGACATCAGTGCAAATAACAGCATCCTTTTTATGGGCAGGTAGTTTAGAGTGCTCTTCATGTGCCGGATCAAATAGTTCATAACTATCCAGATTCCAATACTTATGAAGGGGAGCATCAATCTCGGTGGTTAATACACTATAATCATCTGAATAAAGAATACCCTTACCACACCCGTAATCCAGTATAGACTTGCAGTTATTGTTTTCCAGATATGCTTTAATTATATCAACAAACTTAAGCAAGCTTCTCCCATTGAACATCCCATCAGATATTTTATGCATGTCTTTGTACATGTCAAGTAGTGCAACATACTCAGAAGAAGAGTTTAGTCTGCTTAGGGTTACCTCTCTTTGTATATCAGACATCGTAGTATCCTGTAAATTTAATACTTTTATCCTGTTTCTCTTTTATTTTCCAGAGATCAGCAATCATTGTATTCTCTCCATGAAAAGAAATAACACCCTCCATACCCGGATCATTAAATACTTTCTCACAATCCTGTGCCATTGCCAGTAGCTCACCGGTTGTCCAGTATGTCTTGTCTTTCACATTCACCTGAATATACTTAGGCCGTGGAGTTTCCCCGCCCTCAAGATCACCGGTGGTCTCTGTCATTTCTTTCTTGGTAGGCTTCTTACGACAACAGTCAAAGCCAAACAGATGTAAATCTCTGAAGCCCATTGTATGCAGTAAACCAATGCTACGCATTGCAGCACATGTACCACCAGTAATCAGGGTAGCTCCTTTTGGAATACCAAGTTCTTCATTAAGTTTAACTTGTTGGTTCTGGATTTGATGTCCCTGATCTTCTTCCTGTCTCAGAGAATCAGTGAAGGCATGCCACCCCCATAGACGTACATCCTTATCTTTAAAGAAGTTTGTTACGGAGGGATCTGTCATAGATGCCAGAAAGAAATTAGTATCCTTGTCCAGAGTGGCAAACAAATCTTTACGTATAATGTTATGCGTACTCTTGCCGGTGATAGGTCTTGGATCAAGAACAACACAACCCCATGGCTTAATACCATTCTTCAGCAGACCCGGATAAGCATGTTTGACAGTAAGAACTTTACATCCCGGATGCTCACGTATGAACTTTTTCAGTTTCTTATAGTCAAGATAGGGTCCGGCAGAAACAATAACCCCGACCTCTCTATGAGAGGGATGCTTCTTTACCCACTTATCTTTATCAATAGTTTCCATATTTGATTTAATATTATTAGCAATATAATCTTTGGGTACACAATCTCTGGGGTGTACAATAATAGCTACTCGTTTCAGATCTTCAGGTACTTCTGCCAGATCCTTATCATGAAGGAACACAGCAAGATGCGTATGTCCGGCAGGAACAACCCTGTCGCTGGATGGCAGAACGTGTTTTCTGGTTGAAGTTTTTTCATCAAACTCTGTCCATCCGTCTTCAGTAGTTTTCTCAGCATTTACTTTTTTAGTTTTAACTGAGTCAAAGACTTTCTTAACGCCCTGATATATTTCATCTGGAATTACAACAGCATCAGGGTCTTCCTCATTTTCTTCTTCGGTAAAGAAGTGATCCATAACAACAACAGGAACATTCTTCAGGCTCTCATACTCATGTTTAACAGTCTGCTCACTATTGCCACTACCTATAAAAGCAAAATCAATAGGGGCCTTTTCATGCGTGCCTGTGCTTACCCTGTTAACACTCTTCCCATCCTGTTCCATGATACCTAACTTCAACGTATCACGAACATTACCTTTGTATAACTCATATGAAAAGTTTTTATCTTTCTCCTTCTTCATATGTTCCTTAAAGTCATCAAACCTTTGACGCACAGCAGCAATAGTATTATGTGCCTTAACATTAAACTCCTCTTTGTCTGTGGCTGATGTGGCATCCTCAAATAAATCATAACCAATATAGTGAACTGAGTCCTTCTTTTCAAAGGCAGCCAGACACATCTCAACTGCTCTGCCGCCATTCCATGTACCAGTCTCAAGGATTGTCTTTGGTTCATAGAACCTGATTAAATCAGCAAGCTGCTTATATCGGGTAGGTAGGATATCCGGGGATGTAATCGTATCAGACAAAGCCACAATCCTGTTCCCCGAGCCATCTCTAGTATTCAGAGAGTCCTTATCTTTCAGGTTTGCAAACAAGTCTTTGAAAGAATCAGAGGAATGTATCTTGATCCCATGAGCGCCATAGATAGTAAGCAGTCGGCTAAGAATAAAAGTAGAACCCCACTCACGATAGTTCATATACTCCCCAGAGACATATGCTCCACGAAGATCACCAAGTAAATCAACCGGTGTCTGTTTCGAAAGATTAAAACCTGCAAAATAATCCCCATCTTCCAAGCAGACAAAATCTGTTTGGCGCTCATCCTTGGGGAAGTAACTCTTCAGAGTATTTTCCCTGATGTCTTTGACAGGGATAGTCAGCGGATCAAGCCATATAAGCCAAGACCCTTGGTTGTCAAAAGCACACTCACTCATGGCAAATACTTGTGGTGCTTCAGATATCCCGTCCAGAGTTTCAGCATAGACTATGGTCCCACCCTCGGTTCCATTATGCGTCTTGTTGTTCTTGATAAAATCAGTATACTCTTCAATGTTTTCCAAGTTATGGTATTTAATATTCTTAGCTTTGGGCAGCGAATAGTTTTTAATATCTAAATCATAATAGTAACAGTGAAACTCAATAGTAGGTTGCCAGTTATTCTTAAAGCTTTCCAGAAGTTTGGAAGCATTCTGTTGCAGAATACTCTCATTAAAAGCTGTTACAATTTTATAGTTCATAGGGTTTGACCATCCCATGTCCGGCAAGATAAGTGTAGTCTCCATTCCACTCAGAGGCATACATACCATCCTGTGCACGCTTACACGTCCAATCCTTAAACCATGGTCCTCCTGTGGTGAAGTGAACATTCTTGGCTTTTATATCAACATCAGAGTGACCATCCAGCCAATTCCATTCCTCATGGATGGTCCCAATATCACCCTCCTTATCCGGCAACCACTCAAACCCATGCAACCAAGAACCCGGTTTAGTATTTACATCTGAAACTGTCAGACGTTTGTTCAGTTCATGTGCACAATTGAAAAGCATAAAGCTTGACCAGTTCTTCCTGCGATAGTTCTCCTGTTTCTGACCGTCCATCTTTACCCCATCACCCGGCGCATACTTGTGCTTTACACAATAGAGAGGATAGTAATCTATTTTATATTCTTCAAAGAGTTCGTTAATATCTGTGCGAAGATACATGTCACAGTCCATATACAATGCCCATCCCTCGTACATGTTAAGGGCAGGCACAAGGAATCGTGTGAAACTAAACTCACTTGAGAATGGCTTGCCATCTATATTATCAATAGACTGTCCGGCTACCACAGTATGCTGCCGATTGTAGATGCCCATCTTCTCCACGATGTCACGTCTGATAGGGACAATGCGTACATTATCCACGGCTATTCTTTCAATGGTAAACTTAAGAACTTCATAAGCTATATCCTCTTTAGGATCATAGCCTATGTAAACGGTGTTAGGTGCTTTTCTCATCTCTTAATATATATCCTTTTAAAACGGGTCCATACACTATTATACTATATAACTATCTTTTTTGCAAGGACTTTTTGGTACACTCGGCAGGACTTGAACCTGCAACCTATAGATTAGAAATCTATTGTTCTATCCAGTTGAACTACGAGTGTTATATTCCACAGCTTCCACCATGACCTGTAATATCACAGATGTCATGTGTCTCTAGCCCTTCTTCAAATTCTTCACCAAGCTTCTCTACAGCCTCAGAATAAGACACACTGCTAAGTGGTTGTCCTCCTCTGCATCCGTCAGGATACACGGTGAAACCACGCAACCGGTGAGCGTAAGAAGCAAGAGTATCAGCAAACTCATCCACAGTATCTTCATTGTTTAATTTTGTCCCCCACTTCGGAAGGTTAATGGTTGAAGATATAGACATGTCTACATAATCCTGTACACCAGCCTGAAAAGCTATACGCCTCTTATAGTCTTCGGCAAGGTCAAGTGCTGATTCAATCTTCTCAGGATCAGTACCATAAAGATCAATGATCTCTTGTGCTGCACTATCTACAACATATTGGTAGTGCCAACGATTACCACCCTTCAGATACCTGCGCTTATAAGCAACAGCAAAGATAGGCTCTACACCTGTTGATGTACCAGCAAGAATACCTATGGACCCTGTTGGAGCAATAGCTCTATTAGCAACAGGACGACTACAGCCAAGAGTATCAGAAAACTTGGTGCTAGTGTTATCGCTAACTCCTTTATAAACTGCCAACCATTTTTGAAGTCCTTCTGTAACCTCATACTTTTCGCCTCCTTTTATAAGCCACTCATGCATTCCCATCAGTCCAAGGCCAAGTCTACGATTCTTTTCCCGTGTCTTATATACTTTATCATAAGGTAGCTTAGCACGCAATGTACCACATAGCAGGAACTTTGTAGCAAGCTCTACTACATCAGCAAACTCCGCTAAGTCATCAATCCTGCCCATATTAACAGAGCCAAGATTACAAACATCAGAATCATCTTCGGATGTAACCTCCGTACAAGCATTACGAAGTGTTTCCTTTTCCTTGTCAAAGAAATTGAACGAAAACCCCGGCTCTGCCGTAGATAATGCTTGTTTGACATTAGTTCTAAAAGTATCGCCAACATCTCCTGTCTTCCAGTAGTTAAGTAACCATTCGGTATCATAGTTTACACTCACATTGGTCATATCCAAGGGAGCAATAAAGTTAAAGTCTTGTTCTTTAACCTGTCCAATAGAAAACCCTGTTGTACCTACCGGCATATCATACCAGTTCTTTGAGGAAAGAAACTTATCTATATCAGGATGCTTCCAGTTAAGGCTGGCATAGATAGCAGACCTACGGCTACCACCCTGCATTACTCTGCGACCAATCTCATTGACCATCATCATCTTGGGAATAGGCCCAGAAGATAGACCTCCCGTACCATTCAGGATACGCCCCTCTTCACGGTAGACAGAGTAATCAATACCAATACCACCCCCTGTCATCAGGCAGGACTCAGACTTCCAAGAGATATCTGCCCAGTCTTCTCGTGTATCTTCCTCCGCCTTAAGCAGGTAACAATTATTAAAAAACTTATTAGGGCGGCCAGCATAATATAAATAACGTCCTCCCGGAATAAATTTTAGATCTGTGATAAGACACTTAAGGTGATTCTTTTCATCCTCTGTCATTAAATCTTGACAGACATCCTCAACAAGGACCGATGCCAAGGAATCCCATGTCTCGCAACCATGATGTGCGTACTTATGTTTAAATATATCTTCACTAAACTTCGAACGAAACATTGGATTTTCGTTAGATCTAAACTGTGACATTCTATTCCCCCTCTGGATAATCAAATTCTAAAATAAACTGTGCGTAATGTATTACTTTTTCTATATCTTCCCGACCTTGTGACTTTGTACGATGCCTTGTAATATATTTAACAATATTACCCTCAAGGTAGTCTAAGTTATTGGCCTTGATATATTCTACAGGCTGTATGCCACAGTGTTTATAATGTTTACCACCCACTTGTCTATCTAAAGCTTTCTGTTTAGTAACTTCTTTATTTTTTCTCATAACAAAATCATGCATATTCTCACTCACTAAAGAATTGAGTGATTCTTTTTTTAACATCTTTATCTTCTCCTGAATCCATAACTTCATAAGCAAAGTTTCTAATAAACGTAGGCTCTAGTCCAGCATTGTCACAGATTTCTTCAAAGTCTTTTGCAGTCACTCCTATCGTTGTAAAGAACCAAGAGTATGCAGAAGATCTCGCAATAGAAATACTTGTATCTGTTATGGAAGTATTAAGTTTTGTTAAATCCATTAATGCTTGAAAGATAATTGAAACATAAAGTTTTTTATATCTATTATCTTTTAGTGTGTCATCGCCCATGTTTTTCCTACTTTATAATCACAATCTAAATCACATTTCATATTAAGTATCCGTGTTGTTTCTTGGATAGCTTCTTTAGTTATGGCACAGAAACGAATGATATCTTTGTTACTAACTTCAAATTGATACTCATCGTGTATGGAGGCTACTAATTTAGAATCTATTCCAGAGTGTTGTACTTTTTTTGTAATACATATAAGCCATTGCTTACATACTACGGCACCTGCCCCTTGAATACAAGTATTTAAAACGGCATGTTGGGATCTTATTTTTAAATGACGCCCATCAAGTCCTTTTATCCAACCATTAGATGCTTCTTTTTGTTTCCTAGTACGTAAACCTTTTAGTGCAGGCAATCTATCTAAGAATCTATCAATTAGTTCTGTACCTTCTTCTGCCCCAGCATCTACAATACTACCAATTTTAGCAGGACCAGCCCCATATAAAAATGCAAAGATAAATGTTTTTGCTTGATCTCTATTTTCCAATCCTGCAAGTTTCATATTTGCTAAGTGAATATCACCAGTTAATATTTCTTGTATATAGTTTTTATCCTTCATCATATGTGCCAGACAGCGTAGTTCTAAGCTTGATGCATCTGTACCTACTAAAGAATGTGTTTCAGGATTACTAACAGTCCACAGATCTCTACATTCTTTTCCATAAGGACTATAGATAGCAGGTACTTGTGCCATGTTAGGACTATGGTGTGCCATTCTGCCCGTAATAGTTTTTAATGTAAGTACTCTTCCTCTTACTCTATCATCTTCATTACATGCTTTTATCCATGACTTTAATAGACCTGTTCGTTTTTGCAGTAAGAAGAATCTACTAAACATCTTAGCTTCTGGTAGATCACAAGTAGCTAAAGTTTTTTCATTGACAATTATGTTTTCTTTTTCTGTGAACATCTTAGGTTCCCAACCTTTTTCTATAAGACGTTCAGCAATTTGTTTTCGACTAGCGATGTTAAAAGGAATATATTTAACTTTTGTTTTTAGTTTAAGTGGGATTGGTGGGAAGATATCCTGTGCGTCTTTTTCTAATTGCCTTTCTTCTTGTTCTAGTTTCGATAGTAATATAGTTGCCTCACGTATCTTAAAAGCAAACCCATTATTTTGTTGTTGATTTAGTATAGCTCTTATATTATGTTCAAGTCTTACAGATTTATTTGAGAAATTTTTCCCTTCTTTTTCCAAGTGATGAGCAAGCTTCCAAGTAAGTTCCGCATCACGGATACAATACTCCAACATTTCTTCACTGTAGTATTTGAATTCATTAAAGTCTCCTTTGGTATAACCTAAACGTTTTCCCCATGATTCTAGGGAATGTCCACCCTCTCTTACAGGGTTGAAAAGTTGTGACTCCAGTAAAGTATCTCTAACCTGAGCAACCTTAATACAACAACCTAATATTTTATTAAGAAACGGCGCATCGAATGATACGCCATTATGCATTATGAATTGATCTACTTTCTTAGACCACTCCACAAAATCTTTACATTCTTCAAGTACCCATGTTTTAATTTCTCCAGTATCATAATCTTTTGAAACAATACAATGAATTGTTGTTGCATTGAGTGAGTCTGTTTCAATATCTATAATAGCTTTCATTACATGTCTACTAAATCGGCATCCTTAGTATTTATATGATAAAACTTTTCACCCTTACTGACATTTCGATTAGATACTTCTTTAACCTTACCTTTA